GTTCTGGCGTTGTGCCATCAGCTCATTAATGCCCTGCTGACGTTCTGCCATTGACTGAGAAAAGCCTTGTCCCGCCGCCTGATTTGCCAGTTGCGCATTAGAGAGATTTTGCCCGAATTGCTGCGCATTCACAGCGTTTTGCAACACTGCGTTTTGCATCGATTGGCCGAACCCTTGTGCTTGCGCTGCGTTGCGCATTGCCATATTGTTTGACGCTTGACCGTAAGCATTTTGATTGACGGCGAGCCCTTGCCCAAATAGTTGAGCCTGTGCTGTGTTGCCTTCGCCTACAGAGTAATTTCTTGCAGTTTGGTATGCATCATTGCGGTTGCGCCCGAAACTCTCAGTTGCGCGGTTCCATGCATCAGAGTTTTGCATGATGCCCTGTTGGACAAGCTTATTCTCTAGGTCGTGCTGCTGCTGGCTCCATTGAGGATCAAGCCTTGATTGCGCTTGATTGTATGAGGCGTCCTGCGCTTGCCGCATGGCGTCATACAATTTATCACCCCCGACCAATGCAGAAACACCGGACATATCAACGCCACTCTGTATGCCCGGGTTATCAAATGCGCCTGCCATTTGCGGCAATGATTGGCTTGCACTGCTTTGCAAAAGTCCGTTGTTGATCTTGGTTAACCCTGAATAGTCCATTTGCTTACTCATGGCGCCATTAACAGTGCCTAGCATGTTTTCACCAGTCTGACTTAATGCGAGGGAAGACCTGTTTTGTGCGTCCAGTAATGCCTTTTGTTCTGGCGCTAAATCTACATTCTGCGTCCACGAATCGTAATCACCATCCGCGCCCGCGTTTTTGGTGTATGTGCTGCTGCCCCATGGGGTGAATTGATTGACGCGGTTTAATGCTGCGTTATTATTCGCTGTCGCAATGTTGCTTTCAGTTTGCGCTTTTGCTGTCACGACTGGGTCAGGTGCCGCAGGCGCTTTTGGTGAACTCTTACCCATTATTTCCCCTTATAACCATTTGCATTCGTCTTTTGTCATGCGCATCAATACGCCGTCTTTGTCGCCAAACCACGCTTTTAATACTGCCTCTTGTGTGTGGCCTAATTGCCTACAAGCTTTGAGAGATTGCCTGTTGTCCTCACGTATAACCACCGTGACACGTCGCAGATTCATTTGATTGAACGCGTAGCGATAGCAGGTAGACACAAACTCACGCGAGAACCATCGTTTAGTGCCATCGCTGGCGATATGCATCTGGCAGTTATGTTCATCGAATCGATCAAACACAACCACCACCAAGGGCGTACCATCTGGATTTAATCTACTGATCCATGCTGACAAATCAGGGTTATAAGTCGCGCCGATTACATCGCCAGCCCACCGCAATAAATCACGATCTTGTTTTAACGTGATCAAAGAACGCCGCCCATTTCAAAAACGTAGTCGATTGATTGCCATTGCACATAACTTTGGTTGTTCACGATGCGCATGTGCAGTGCTGCCGCATAACCTATGCCCGTCACACCCTGCCAGTCTTTTTTAACTGTTGAGGCATCACCCCAAGCAAATGAGTTCCAGGCGCCAGTATTCCACGCTGTACCCGCTGATCCTGAAAATGTCGGTGTGCCTTCTGGGTACTTATCGGCAAAATCCATATCAATGCCAATGACCGCTTTCATCGTGCCCGTCGTGCTAAAGACAGGGCGAACCATTTTCATGTGTTTCAGTTGTCCAGTTTTTCCGAAATACTGGAACGCCGTTTTTACTTCACCAAAGATGTACGCGCCGTTGTCTGAATAGCCTACGTCAGCTTTTGCGACATACGCCGAATTCGCTGTTGCGCCAAGATTGCCGCCGAAATAAAGAGAATCACCCATCACGGCAAAACAATTGGCGTTCCACCCTGTGAACCTGCACCACGCACCGCTAATCGTGTTCTGTACGTATTGGTATTGTGTTGCGTTTGCTGCTTGCGGCACATTGACAATTAATTTCGAGCCGATTGGGTGCAATACTGCTTCCCATCCAAAATTAGCGCCGTAGTTCTGCACGTCGTTACTAACGAGGTTCACAATCTTGTTGCTGATTGCGTCTTGTGACTGGCTTCTATCTGTCAGTAGTGCGCGTGACAATGGGTAAAATCCGTCAGCGCCCAAAATGATAAGGTCAGAGCCGACTTTAACAAAACAACGTCTTCCCACTGGACGGCCAACTCTGAACGTGGCGACAATATTCCATTCTGTCGAGGATGAGGGGTCAGAGCCAGAATATAGAACTACTTCCCCTTGTGACGAGATGAACACGGCATATTCTGCAACGCCCGATGCATTGTCGATCGTCCACGTTGCCATTGCCATCAGATAGCCGCCAAGCCGGAACAATGGCGTAAGGTCTAATTGCGAAGCCGCGCCACCCAACGAATTAACGGGCATATACCAAACGCTCAAGCTGTCTTTCGGTATGAGATAAAGGCGGTTTTTATAGACGTTGATATGAATAATTGTCGAGGTTGTGACGCCTGTAATTGCAATAGGTGCCGAAACCGCCGTGACTGCCTGCCATGCCGTGCCGTTGTACAACTGAAGGGAATCAGCACCATTGACCGCAACGAGATACTGGCCGCCAGTCGTGCCATAGTTCACATGCTGCCATCGTGCATTGGTCTGCCCAGATACCACCGCCGCACCTACCGCCCCTTGAGAGGTTGCGTCATAGATTGCCGTTCCCGCTGCAGCAAATAGCGATGATAAGCCGTTTGGCTTGTTGTACGGCATAAGGGATTCAACGTGTGTGCTGAAGCCCGTCACCCAATTGGTGTAGCCGTTGCGCAAATTAACGCTAGTCGGTGTCGGAAAAAAATTATCCAGTGTGACCGCATCATTCGGCGGCATCGCGGCCAGTGCATCACGCGCATTTAACCCGCCTATCGGTGCCGGTGTAGAGAGTGTTCTGGCAGATTGCGTCTTGCCAGTTCGTTTTTGTGCGACGCGCATTACCAGCTACCTGCAGGAATAATCACAACAGGGTTAATGTCGTAGCCTGCGCCGCCTTCCATGCTTAATATCGGCTTACTTGCGTCACGGTTCACCGCATCCACAACGCGCCGCTCATACTTTGCGAAGTCTTCCGAGTAATCCAAGCCTTTGGCATGTTTCCAGCGCCATATCGTGCCAAGGATGATTAACTGATCGTTGAGCTTTGGCGTGTCAGTATCAGCCGTCCATGTCGCTGAAGTGCTTGATGCGGTCGTTACCCAGTTGCGCGTCACGTATTCAAATGCGCACGTTTGCCCCGCTACTGGCACGGGATAAAAATTGATGGAGTCGCCAAAAACACGATAAGAACTGTACGGCGCATTGCTTGCCAAGGCTTTGGCCTGCTGCCAGTCTTGCTCAGTCTTTGAGCCGTAAATCGGTCTACGTAATGACCTATTCCAGATTGTGTTATTTACGATGTAGTCACAGTTAGGCGCAATGGTTGCCAGCGTGCCCTGCACTTGCGTTGCCACCGTCGTGAACGTCGTTTCTGTTTGTAATGCCTGCCATGGCGAACGATTGGCAAGTTCCTGCCCCTCCTCGTTCGCCAGCTCTAATATTTGCAATATCTGTAAATCGCTAGAAGCAACGACGAAAGAAGGCGAAGCGATGCCCACACGCTTACATACCGACTGAATGATTTGCAAGCACGTAAGCGCCATTTATTTTCCTTTACGCTGTTTCTAACTCTGATTTACCACGACGCTTTTGCCTGTCCCCGTCCATTAAATCCAGCCGCTTAGTAAGCGCTTCGATCTGGTCTTGTAATCGGCGGTTGTCTTCTTTGGCGTCTGCTAATTCTTTGACGACTGGCGAAAGGTCTTTCTTTGCTTGGATGTCAGCTTTTGCCATGTCACGCAATACGCGGCCATCTAGACCGATTTCACCAATCGACGAATCAGGCACGGCGGCCAAGTCTTCTACTGTTGGATATTTCGAGACTAACTGTTCGCGCCTTGTCTTCAGGATGCGTTCCCATGTGATCAATGGTGTACCGTGGCGCGGGATAGAACGTCCTTCGCGATATGCGGCCAAACCTGCTTTAAATTCAGCCACCCACGTGTGGTCATAACGCCCTTCTTTGGCTTCTTTGCCTTTGCGCTCGATGAACTCATCAGCGAAAAACTCGATTGGATCGCCTTTGTGTCCGTGTGGCGTGATCAAAATAAAAGTGACCAGCTTTGGTACTTCATAACCTGCCTCTTGTGATCTAACAGGGTCAGCACCGTGTTCACGGTCTACAAACATGAAAAAAGGTACGCGTGACATTGGATCGTAAGCCATTGAATCTCCTTAATGAACGGTAGCGTTCGTTTTGCATTGTGTTCGAGTGAGCACAATGAAAAACGCCCCACGAATGGGGCATCTAAAGGTTAAACTACTTGACCTTGGGCAAAAGGATTATTGACAATTCCAGAACCATAGCCGGTATATGTACCTGTTAAGGTAATATTGCCTGTTGCAGTTGCCGTCTTATCAAATGTGGCGATTGCTGAACCGAGATAAATACGCTTACCGTCTGGGTCTAGCCCCGCCACAAAAGTAGATGCAGGGATACCAGTTCCTGACAGCGCCATACCAAGGAAAGCCCCGTCATATCCTGCTTTAACATCCACATATCCAAGACCGGAATAGGTTTGTGCTGTAAATGTCTTTGTGCCAGTAGCAGCTATGCGGTTACGCACATTGCATAACTGCTTACCATTGGCAAGGGTGCCAGCGATGCCAGCCGCCGCAACTGCGATTGCGGTATCTGCTGCAACGGTTGCGTTTGTCTTGTAGACAACACGGCCTTCAACTTGTATCCAACCATAAGTTCCTGACGCCATTGGAGCCATAGCAACGCCAAATGGAAAACCTTGGCCAGCAGTTGATGGCAATAAAGCACATTGGAATGTCTCATCAATCATTACCAGCGAACCTTTTAGAATCGCATCGTTTGATTTAATGTAGACAAATACACCCATGCCCCAGAAAGGGTCCACCGCAGGAACGCGGGTTCCTAAAACATGGCGCTGTGTTGTATCAGGCGCAAACCAATCATTAAATGGCTGCGTACCAGCAAAACCTGTAATAGCTGAAAACATTATTTATTCTCCTTAAGCTTTCATCACGCCTTGCAATGAGCGATTACCAACTGTCAGGTTGCCCTGCCAAATAATCGTCTTCACAAGCGCGTCTTGGTTGATGGACTCAACGTCATCTAACATGGTCATGTTGGCGTCTTGATGCACAACGAGATTCATGTATTTAGTATTGAGGAAATAGGCGTGAGCTGAAGGAATGCCGCCAGACGAGTCAAAGAACACATCAGCCGATTTGTATTTCATTGACATCATGCCGCCTCTACCGCCTTCATCGCTGGTGTAGCGCTTCAAGCTTGATTGTGACTGCTCGAACATCGTGAAATAATCATCAGACATGACAATTAAATCCGGTGTGTCCATGCCGCGAGTTAGGCGAATCCACAACGGCAACATCAATGATTCAATGGTCGTTGCAGATGGCGTGATTGCTGAACCGCCTTGCAATGGAGCCGCAGCCGATTGCACAACGTTTTGCCAGAATGAGTAAGTGGAGCTGTTAATGCCGCCCACTGTGCCTGTACCAGCATCCGCTACAAGCGCTTGCAAGCCGTTGATCTGGTTCGATGCCGTGCCATCCGAATAAATATCAGTGGATAAGCCGTTTGCGAGGGAATGCTGCGCGTTCTTAACCTTTGCTTTGACAAAGTTAATGATGCGATTTTCACCGCTGTTCGTGCGCATTTCCAAACCGGAAACCGCAAGATTTACGGCGACTTGACGCCATGGGAATTCAGCGGCTGACAACACATCGACCGCGCCAATGTTCAGGACGTCGTAGCCTGAATAGCGTTGGTATGTGCTGTTTGCTGCATATTCCAAAGGTTGAACGATGCTTAAGCCGCCATCTTCCAGACGGACATTGCCGCCCTCAGACAAACGACGGAAAAGCGCATTATGTTTTGTTACGTTGTCCGTAATATCTTTGCTGTGATTGCGGTATGTGGTTGTGACCAACTCCGAAAACACACCAAAGTTGCCGGATGAATATCCTTGTCCTGGTGATGCCATTTTTCATGCTCCTTAATATGTTTAAGCGCCCTGCATCCTGCGCAAGGTTGCTCTAATGGTTTCGTCCATAGTTCCTATGGGCTGCGATACAGGCATGGAAGGACGTGCGCGAACATTCACGCTTGCCGCTTCTTTTGCCGCTTGCGCCTTCTTTGCTGCCTCCGCTTTTGCCGCTGCCTGCTGTTCTGCAAGCACTGCCGCTCTAGTCGCTGGGTTTGCATAGATGGCTTGCTCATAGGCATCTGCTAGGTCTTTGGCGTGCCCCGCTTGTAGTAGCGCGGACATATGGCCTCTAACACTCTCGAAATGACTATGTTTCGGGTCAGCTTTGAAAGAGTTGATTTCGTTGATGTACGATTCCTCTTCCTTCTGCTTCCCCATTAATTGCTGGTTTTGGATGTGGCCTTGCAGCTGCTGAACTTGCCTCTGCAAAGCGCTAATGTTTAGGTCTACTGCTGGCATTGCTTGGACGTTGCCAAGGTCAATGCCGTAGGACTGCGCTAGACTCGCGAAATACGCGTTCTTCTCTTCTGGTGATCCGTAACGCAGCTTGTGATCAGCCGCCATCAGCTCACCAATCGCCACATCTGGCGTGATGCCCAGTGACTGGATTGTTTGCAGGTGAGGCGTTAAAACTTTTTCGATTGATTGCGCAAACTGCGCGGCTGATTTGTATTGCTCAATTCCTCTAAAGAAGTCAGCCTCGCGCCGCTCTACTTCTGCGCGGATTACAGGGTCAGCGGTCGCCCACTTCTCTTGTGCTTCTTTCTTCCATGTGTTCGGCGCTTTAGGAATGTCTACGGGCTGTTGCTCTTGTAATTCTGGAGCGACTTCTTCCGTTTGCTCTGCCTTGAACTTACCTTGCTCGTCACGCAGCTTTTGCGCCTTTTCTTCTGGCGCTAATGGTGCTTCTTCTGCGACTGGCTCAATACCGCTTTCCTTCAGCCCCCGCAATGTTTCACGGATGGTGTCATCCATCGACTTAGGCTGCTCTTCAATTACTTGCTCTTCAACTTCGGCGGTAGCGCCTTCGTTTTCGATCATTTATTTCTCCCGTCAATGAGCCGGATTTCCACCGACTCCCAGCGCTTCGCAGCGTTAAGATTCAGGCAATAAAAAAGCACCCGAAGGTGCCTACTTAGTCGATTGCCCAACAACTAATTCATTTGCCACGCGCCCAGCCTACCGCCCATTTTTTACAGCCATGCAGCAACCAACAGCGTTCATTACGCCGACAACCCAGAGATAATGGCAGCGTATGCCCCTGCATCATTCTCAGAGTTCAACACCTGCACCCATCTAACACGGCCTTGACATGGGACTGAATTTCCAATTGCAAAAACATCAGTAATATATTCCCCGCCTATCAACCGAAAAAGTGTTATTGTCCCCAAAGGAGCTGTTGCGGTTGATTGTGCTTTTACGCCTGCTTCTGTCCATGCCATGATTTACCCCTTATTTAGTCGCTGCCAATGCTGCTGCTTTTTTGCTTTGCGGTAGGTCTTGCCAAGCTTTCCTTACTGTGTGATCTAGTGCAGCATCAGCTTTCTTTGCGTCTTCCGCCTTGCGTTTCTCAGATTCTTGCCGCTCTGTTGCGATGCCTTCCCATTCCCTGCAGCCTGAGCGTTTCAAATCTTCCCTGCGTTCGCTTCTGGATGTGATCCACTTGCCGGTTGCCGGTGACTCATAAGCCGGAATATCGACTATGCCCATCGGTGAAGAAAGTATGCGCTTCTCTGTCTTTGTGTCGCAGCAAATAGGCGTATCTAAGCTATTGGCAATTGTGGCAACGTACTCATGATAGTCGCCGCATTTCATACACACCGCTTCATATATTGGCATCTTCACACCATCATCAACAATAAATATTCTTCGTCTTCCTCATCATCATATGAAGAAGGCTTTTCAACCTTGAACTCGAACGCTTCAGGCTCTGCAATAACTTCAACAGGCTTTTGCTTGACTGGCTTTGCAACTGGCTCGCGCCCCATTGCTTTATCCATCGCATCGCGCAGAACGCTATCAAGCGCATCGTCGTTTTTCTTGCGCTTTTTGCGTTGCTCGTATATCTCGACGCGTTCCGGTACGTCATCGCCGCCAACTTTGGTCGATTCGTTGCCAGCCGTTCCACTTGCGCTTACAGTGTCGTTTGCGTTTGTGTATGCAACCGTGCCCGTTACCGCACCAGCCGCACCACTCGCAACAACACTATCATTGGCGTTAGTTGTGGCAAGTGATCCGACAATCGTTGTAGTGCCGCTCGCGCTTACGCTGTCGTTTGTGTTTGTTTTGGCTAGTAAGCCAGTGACTGTTGTTGTCCCACTCGCCGCGCTTGTATCGTTAGCATTGGTCGTAGCGACTGTGCCGGTAATGCTGCTGCCAACCGCACCACTAGCAACAACTGAATCATTGGCATTTGTCTTTGCGAGCGTGCCCGTAACCGTTGTGGTGCCACTAGCTGATACTGTGTCTGCCGCGTTGGTCTTAGCTAACGTGCCTACTATCGTAGTCGTACCGCTTGCTGCTACTGTGTCGTTGGCGTTTGTTGTTGCGAGTGTGCCGCTAACGCCAGAAGAAATTACATCAACCCATATTCTGCGATTCGGGCGATGAAATATCTGGTATGGGTCTTGTGCTAACTCCCAGATTTCTGCATCAGATAACGCACGCGCCCACGTAGCTAGTAAAAATTGCCCAAAGCCAGCACCAACACCCGCATTACCAATGTACCCATAACCTAGAGTGCCACCAGTAAAAGCGGACGTTGTAGCATCTTTTATGCCATCAAGAAATAACGCCTGCTCTACGCCAACTTTTTGGCGTACTACACCAACAATCGGCTTGTCAAAATCTGTGATTGTTGTGCCGCCGCCGAAGTAACGTGTCCCACTAAGATATACCCTCCCGCGTATTACTGATACTGAACCGTTGCCTATGGTAATGCCCAACGAGAAGCCCGAGCCAATGTGCCCAAGGTGTCCGCTGTAATTTTCAGTTACGGTTGTCGAAGGCAAGAAAACAGATAGCACCGTAGCGTCTGCGCTTGCCCCAATGGGTGCGCGAACAACCGCCATGCTCGCCGTGTTGACATTGTTTCTTAACGCAACACCAAAACGCGCGTTATATTTATACGTACTATTCGGTACAGCGTGGGCACTAGACGCCGATCCAAAAAATGATTTTGTAGATGCGAGATAGCCGGCGTTTAGCCCCCGCGCAATCGGATTGCCCTGATCTATCAGTGTCGTTGTTGGTTGCCGGTAAAACCTGTTTGGCAGAATCAGCGCCATTACGCAACCGTGCTAGATATTTCGCTAGTAAAGGCAGTGCCAGATGTAAGCGCAACACCTAAATCATTTTTAACGACAATGAAAAACTTGTTCGGCACATAGCCCAATGCCTGCAACACGCTAAACGTGCCTATTTCTGTTGTGCTGGCTGTTGTGAGTGGCACACTACCCAAGAATAAAAGGTTAGGCTCTCGTGTCGTTGTAGTGCCAGAAGTCGGACCAGATCGATAGTTTGTACCGTCTAACGATTCCTGTAAAAATACAACCACTTGTTTATTGCCTGCTGGCGTGTTTGTGGTCGCAACATTTAGCTCAACAATCACATCAACAGGTTGATTTGTCGTGCAATCATATGCAGTAGTGTTTTGCACATATGTTGCGCTTGCTAATGCAGATAATGACGTGCTGGTGAATGCCAGCGATGTGCGCGTGCCTACAATCTGTTTAATCGTTGCCATTTTTTATAACTCCAATGCTGCGCGTAGGTCTTGCTCTGTGACGCGGCTAAATCCCAGTACCTCAGCCCTGCTTGCTGGCTGCGTGGCTAGAGCTATCAATGCGTTATGCTGTGCTTGCGTGATTACGTTTGTTGATACCCACGCGGTCAGCATGTCGCGCATCGCCTGCAGCTCTAGATGTATTTCTTGACTTGATGCGAACGCCTCACGCACAACTAAACACGATGCACGAGCCGGATGATTTACATCATTACTCGCGTCTACAATCGTGGAGTACGCGCCGCCAGCCGCCCACATCATGGCCGTCGATGCTTTGATTGCCTTGACCATCGTGCCTGTATAGCCGTTTAGCAAGTCAACTACACTGCCAGGGGCGTCAGGTAGATGAGATGCATAGCCTAATGACTCTGGATCGTTGTCTATCTCTGCGCGTAACTCTACGTAGTCCATGATTAAGCATTCGCTTCAGTTATTACAAACGACGTCACGCTTACAGGTTGCGTAATCACGATTGTTGTTGTCGTCAAATTTAAATCGCTGCCCGATGTACCGACGTTGCCGTCCAAAACAAATGTTGTGCCGTCAGATTTAACGATGCGAAACCATGTTGCTGTACCCGATGCATTTGCGCTTGAGTCTTGCGTGATGGCGTTAAGCGTGAGAACGCCAGCCGACGCAGCAGGGGCAAATGTGGCGTTGCAGGTCAACTCAGCAAGTAACGTTGTTGCTGTACCGCCTGTGGCTGGTCGTGAGCCGTCATAAATACGCAGTAGTGCCGAAGCTCCTGCGCGTGTTGTGATTGCGTCGAGCATTGCATTGCGGATACTTGTTACGTCATATGCTAAAGCCATTACACACCCTCCATGCGGCCATCTGCGCCGCGATTAATTGTTTTCACCACGCCGCCCACATCCACGCCGACAGCCTTGCCGTTTGCATCACGCACAATCTTGCGAGGCGCTTGCATGTGCTTCAAAATCTCTTCTACACGTCCACCCAGCTCTGCAATAGCGTTCATTGTTTCACTGTTATCTGGCTTGACCTCTTGCGCAACTCGCTCATTTGCTGATTGCTCTGCCTTGGCCAATGTTTGATCCATGGCAGATTGAGCGGCTATCTGCGCGACAGTGATTTTTGTACTCGCTTCGATGTCAGTCTTCCAGCGGTCAAACTCTAGTTTTCTGGCTTCGGACTCAGCATCCAATTGCATACGCTGCACCTCACGCGCATGTTCAAGCTCTGCCAACTGTGCGTTGCGTTGTGCTTCCATGTCGTTCTGTCGCTGAATCTGCGCGTCTTGCATCTGCTGCTTGTGACGCTCAACTTCCATTGTTGTCTGCGCTTTGAATTGCTCTGCTTGCGCTTTGGCCTGTAGCTCGCGTTGATGCTGTTGGTCTTGTAGCTGCGATTTGAATTGTTCTAGTTGTGCTTCATGCTGCTGCTGTGCTTGCTGCTGTTGTGCTGCTGCTTGTGCCTTGGCTTGCTCTGGGTCGCCCTTGATTTGCGGCTGTGCTATCTTGTTAATCACATCCTCGACAGCCGTTCCCATCCTTGCGCGACGTGTGACTACCAGCATCAACTCCTTGAGCACATCAACACTCATTGCACCTTCTTGCACTGCAGGCGCGAACCCTTGCATGATCTGAGAGAGGCCGGTCAATAGCTCCTTCATGCCCTGCATGTCGCTGTCTTGCGTTGCGGATAGTGTGCTATCTGTCTCTATATCAATGCGGTACGTGCGTGTTGCATCACTGCGCATGGCCTCAATGACCTGTTCCCATGTGATTTGAGTTTGTGGCGGCTGTGGTGGCTGTTGCCCTTGCATTTGAGCTTGCATTGCTGCTTGCTGGTACTGCATCATCTGCGCGTCAACATCAGATTGATGCGGGTATTTGAGCAAAGTCATTGCTTCAAGCGTTTCAGGCTGGAACTTCTCCGCTATGATTTCAGCCTTCAGCCTGATCAAATCGCGGATATAACGCTGTGTCTCACGCTGCATACGCTGCAATCTTTGCGTGCCCCACTGCGTCTTAATCTTCTGTGCGCCGTATGTCTCGTTAGGATCACTGGCACTGCGCATAATGTCGCTTATGCCGGTAATCTCGTAGATCACTTGTTTTGTAGCGTCACGCTGTGCGTACAGCTCTTTTAGCACCATCGCAGCGGTGTCAATTGGCATCATCCAGATGGCTTTTTCAAGTCCACCACGATCAAGCAATGCCGTGACGTTTGCCGCTGGTATCAGGTCGTTGTCATCGCCCTTCATTAACTCCGACAACTCTGTCAGTGTCGAATCGTAGACGCCACGCACTTTTAACGCCGAGATCAGCTTATTAATGCGCGTTGAGATGCGATTAAGCTCTAATGCCTGCTGCTCGTACTGCGAAAATAACGCTGTAGGAACAAGCGTTTGATCGTTTTCTATTGCATAGAGCGGACGAGGGACACAAAAAAACCCGCTCAGTTTCAGCGGGTCATTTTGCGTCTTGCATGGTGTGGGATAGGTGGGACATATCCAATGCACTTGTTTTTTGTCTTTATCCCAGATTTCCCAGACTTCAGCGGTCTTGAACAGGTCGCCATTGTCTTTGGACTTCTTGACGTCGTCGTCATCGACTGAATCCAACGGGATAGCTTTACCGACTTGCTCACCGAATTTCTCGATGCAATCCTCACGTGTCAGTCTGTGCCGGAACGCAATCCAGCACACTTCATCCCATATCTTGCCTGCGCTTATACGAAAATCATCCCATTGCACACGCTCGCAAATGACCTGCTCCCACTCGATTTCCTCGTATGTGTCAGATTCTTGCGTGTCGTCGTCCTGCCCGCTGTCTTCACCGCCAATGGTGCGAATGTCAGGCACATAACGAACGCGTGACACTGCACGACCAGCTAACAACATGCTCAACACATCACCCTTAAGCACCGCATCAAAATCATATGTGTCTTGCGCGAACTCTAGAGCACGTGTAATTACCTCGCCCACCTTTTCGCCTAACTCGTCATCATCAGAATAGCGACGACGTGCATCCGGCTCAGGCAGTGAGTTATAGACGGACTGGCGCAGCGTTTCAGTGTTCGACCACAAGATATTGAAACTATTCGCCTTGGGCGATTCTGGTGTGTATTGCTTATAGATCGCCGTGGCCTTCTTGCGCCACTCTTGCTCACGCTTATCAGCAAGTTTAAGCTCAAGTTTCCAGCGACGTGCAACGGCCTCGGGTGATTGCCCCAGATCGTCTTTTAACTCTAAGCTCGACGCGTTAGCGCCTACATCTGACGTCATACTAGTCAAGCGCCACTAACAAAGTTGCTGTCGTGCCTGTTGACATGATGCGGCCTTGATCCAAAGCGATTGGCAAGATCGTTCCTGCAGGCACTGCAGACAAGGTCACAGCAGCACCAGTCGGGGTCGGTGATATTGCCACCGCACCAAGGCCGCCGATATAGATAGCACGGCAATTGATTAACGTGCTATCACTTGGAGTTATTGCTGCAACCCCGTTATAAGTAAGTGCTGTCACTTGGCTCATTCATCACCTCTATTGCGCCGTACCTGACGCTTGATTATTTCGTTAATTGTTCTGTCTTGCGGCCAGCGTGTAGTGAGCGCTTCTTTCGGCTTCATTTCTTCGCGCCAAACTAAGCACGCGTACCTGAATGCATCCGAGTAATGAGATGTCCAATCGTGTCTTGGTTTATCCCGAAAGCATTTCTTATCCTCGTCATACTCGCGCTGATACTGTTTTAGTGCGTCTAAGCCTTCCGAGCACTTAGAATCGATGTAGCAATCACCTAGCGTTAGCCGTGCAGCCTGTACACCATCAATTAAACCAAGCTCAGGCACAATGCGAGGCTTCCAGCCCAACGACCGAAATTGCTCTTCGATGCTTCGCCCTGTTTGCAATGATTTTGCACGCGCATCATGCGGTAACCACAACCATTCCCCGTAGCTGTATTGCTTGGCTTTGAGTACATCTTGATAATGCGCAATCGGCATCCCATGCGTAGAGTAGCAATCAATGATGCGCAACTCTTTACCCACTTGAAACCACCAGATTGCCGTGTCATCACTGAAACCCAGATCAAGCACAGCATGGACTTTTAACGCCGGATCATACAAATCAGGCTTGATGCGCCCCTCTTGCTCTGCTAACCAGATTTCCTTGCCGAATATCGCGCCTGGTAACGCCGCGTCAAAGTCGCATTCCATCTCTTGACGCCACGCGTCTTCAGTCAACTCAGACTTAAGCGACTCAAGCTCATGCTCTGGCAATAACCCCGACTCACTAGCGCGGATAGTCAGTGCAAGCCAATCATTATTTATTTGTGCGTGCTGATAAGTGTCGTAGAACTGGTTGCGACCTTTAGGTGTGCCGATAATGACCGCCCAACCCCGTCTATCAGCAAGCGCAGGACGAATAACATAAGACCAAACACTAGGCTTCCAATCGCCGTACTCATCGGCAACGATCCCATCAAAAAATAGGCCGCGTAATGCGTCAGCGTTATCAGCACCAAATAGCGTTATCCGTGAGCCGTTCGGGTAATCGATACGCAACTCAGATTCATTGACTTTAATATCGGGGATGACAGCACTAAACCGCTTTAAGTAATCCCAAGCCACTGACTTGGCTTGACGATAAAACGGCGCCACATAAGCAAAGCGACCATCATTCCCATTGAATGTGAGCGCCCTTTTAATTAGCTCATTTACACAAGCTACCGTTTTACCTGCCCGCCTGTGCGCTACGACTACAGCCCATCGTTGTGTCCTGTTGTGTAGCTCTAAAAATGCGCCACGGGGCTTGTAGGGTATTTCTACGACTGCCATTTAAACTCTAATGCAATCGGCTTATCAGCATCTCCGCTTAATTCAATCGCTGCTAAATCTGGTACGCGCTTTTTTAGTAAGCCTAACGCTGCAGTTACTTGTGAACTTGTCATATCTTCATTGTCAAGTATATGATTTTCAAGCTTTTTAATAATTCTGTCAGCTTGTATGCGCTCCCTAATCCTCTCAACTGCCGCAGGATTGAGCACTTTTGTGTGCATTCCCTTTTTGCCTGCCATTTTCTTTACTCCTGCATGGGGTAGCCCAAGCATTAGTTACAAATAAAAAAGC